GACTTCTTTGACTACAAAGGTGTTCCAGCTAGTAACTTAGTTGATATATGGACTGGTCTTACAAAAGGTTTCCACATGGATATTAATGCTACTGGAGCTACAATTGATGGTGTCGAAATCGCTATCAACAACTCTGGTGGGACATATTCACCTGTATTTGAGTTCGAAGTCGGTTGCTGCCCATTTGAAACTGATTTTGGTATCCAAGGTACTGAGTATGAAAAAATCTTTGCAAGAAAATTCACATTTGCCCCATATGGCGGTTTTGATGGATGGGATGTTTATAGAGATAAAAGAACTAATGGTGATAGTTATTTAATTAACGGTCTTAGAGGTCAAGAAGGTCTTTTTAGCGGAGTGTTTGATGAAAAAGTATTAACAAACGGTGATTTAGGTATCACTTCTGATTACTACGCATACCTTGAGGCTATTTACACATTCAGTAACCCAGAGGCTGTTAACATCAACGTATTCGCCACACCAGGCATCGATACAGAAGAAAACACAAATCTTATCGAAGAAGCAATCGAAATGGTTGAACAAGATAGAGCTGACTCTTGGTATATCGTAACAACACCTGACGTTAACTCATCTGGTGAAATACTTACCGCTGACGAAGTTGTTGATAGATTGGACGGTCTTTATGATTCAAGTTATACATCTACTTACTTCCCATGGATTCAAGTGAATGATACTGAGAATAATGTTTATATCTGGCTTCCAGCCACAAGAGACGTTGTGAGAAACACAGCCCTAACCGATAACATCGCATTCCCTTGGTTTGCAGTTGCTGGTATCCAAAGAGGTAACGTTGACGCAATCAAAGCTAGAAAGAAACTTACATTAGCTGAAAGAGATACCCTTTATGCTGGTAGAGTTAACCCTATTATTACTTTCGCTTCAGAAGGTATTAAACTTTGGGGTAATAAAACACTACAGGTCAGAGAATCTGCACTCGACAGAATTAACGTAAGGAGACTGCTTTTGCAAGCACGTAAGCTCATATCTGCTGTCTCTGTTAGACTTCTGTTCGAACAGAATGATGATGTGGTTAGAAACCAATTCTTGAGCCTTGTTAATCCGATTCTTGATAACATTAGATCTGAAAGAGGTCTTACAGACTTCAGAGTGGTTCTTAATGACACACCTGAATCAATCGACAGAAACGAGCTTAATGGTCAGATATTTATTAAACCTACGCGTTCTCTCGAATTTATCAGCATCGAATTCGTTGTAACAAATACAGGGGCTTCATTTGACAACATCTAATAACACATAGGTATATAAAGAAAAAAGCCCAGATTATTCTGGGCTTTTTTCGTATATTATGACTTCAAATAATTATCTTTAATATTAATTTTCATCAGTAAATTATGGGTATAGATTTTTTTAACTTCTTACTAACACTATGTTTACCGCATTTATAGCAACCTTGGTTATTTAAGTGTTTAGCTGGTGATTGTTCAAACTCACCATGTTCTGGACATATTATCTTAACCTTAGCTTTTGATGAGGTGTAATCTACCTCGCTATAATCATATTTATCACCGTGTGTCTCTTTAGCTTTCTCGATAAAAGTTTTTGTATCATACTTATGTTTTGATGCTCTACTATTAACTGCACACTTAGGGCAAGTTTGACCTTTTATGTGGTGTGAAGGTAGTTGTTCGAACTCTCCGTGGTCTGGACATAGTATTTTGACTTTCGTTTTTGAGTCTATGTAATCTACTTTGCTGTAATCATATGTATCACCATGAATATCTTTTACTTTCTGAATAAAACTTTGTGTGTCAGTGATTTGTCTCTTTTGACATTGTGGACAGCCGTTCCACCCTCTTAGGTGGTTTGATGGTGATTGTTTGAATGACATATTATGTTCTGTGCATAATATAATGATTTCTGTTGTACTGTTAATATATTCTATTTCAGAATAATCATATTTATCACCATAATTTTTTTTGGCTTTTAATATAAATTTTTCTACTTTATTTTTTTTCATGACAATTTTTCACTTGGTACATATTTATTAACAAAGGTAATAATAAATATCAAAAAACAAATATAAAAATGAGCGATTTACTTATGAAAATGCCACTTCCTTACGAACCGAAAAGGAAAAATAGGTTTTTACTTAGATTCCCAGCTGAACTAGGTATTCAAGAGTGGTGGTTGGCTTCAGCGTCAAGACCTACAATAACACAGTCTGACGTTGAAATACCGTTTCTTAATACATCAACTTATGTATTGGGTCGATTTCTTTGGGAAACAATTGATGTCACATTTAGAGATGCTATCGCACCATCAAGTACACAAGCTATTATGGAATGGGTAAGATTGGGTTCTGAATCTGTAACTGGTAGACAAGGTTATGCTGTAGGTTACAAGAAAGATGTTGAATTAGAGATGCTTGACCCTACGGGTGTGGTTATTGAGAAGTGGGTTCTTCAAGGAACTATGTTAACTACAGTTAGCTTTGGTGACCTTAGCATGGATGATGATGGTATCGCTGAAATCAACGCAACTCTCAGGTTCGACAGAGCTATTCTCCTTTGGTAATCCGATAATATTAGAAAAGATAACCTTACTCTTTTGGGTGAGGTTATCTTTTTTTTTGTTATATTTGCGGTTATGAATTATATTAGTTTTTTTACGGAAGATAATAAAAGTGGTCTTAAGACCAAAGAATCGTATGTGTCTGTGTCATATCCAGATATGTATGCTAATATTCTGTATTATATAAAAGATTCGTGGTATCAAGAATTATCTTTCAAGGAAAAGGTATGGTATTTTATGAATGGTATCACTAATAAAGTGAGTTGTTATCATTGTAGTGCTGATATTAAGTTTAAGGGTACTTTGACTAAAGGTTACGGTAAATTCTGTTCTTTATATTGTGCGAATGAGAGCGGTATGCTTAATAAGTTGCAAAGTGACGCTATAATGAATAAGTACGGTGTAACTAGTACTAATCAATTAGAATCAGTCAAAGAGAAGAAGAGGATAGCTTATATCGATAAATACGGTGTAGATAATCCTATGAAATCAGATATTGTTAAAAGTAAATTGGTTGATTCTATGCTTAATAAGCATGGTGTGGATAACCCTATGAAGTTGAAAGAGGTTAAAGAAAAGGTTATTGACACTTGTATGGTAAGGTATGGTTGTGATAACCCATTTCAATCAGAAGAGATTAAGTTTAAAATAAGACAGACCAATAATGATAGATTAGGTGTTGATTATCCTACTCAATCGGATGTTATTAAACATAAGATAAGGGATATCGCTAGTGACAAACTAAAACAAAAACACCCTTTCATACTGGAGGTAAGTGGTAATAATTTAAAATGTCAATGTAATAATTGTTCAGATACTTATGAAATAAGTCGAATATTGTTCAATGAAAGGGTAAGAGAGGGGTATTCATTATGCATTAATTGTAATCCGATTGGTATTAATTCGATAAGTGAAGCTGAAAAGGAAATTGCTGAGTTTATCAAATCTTTGGGTATTGATATTATTGAGAATGATACAGACACCTTATCAGGTAAGGAGTTGGATATATTGATACCTAGCCATAATATAGCTATAGAATATGATGGGTTATATTGGCATTCTGAATTATATAAAGACAATAACTATCATTTATCTAAAACTGACTTATGTGAAGCTAAGGGTATCAGGCTTTTACATGTTTTTGAAGACGAGTGGAAACACAAGAAAGATATTGTTAAGTCACGGTTAAAGAACATATTAGGTATAACTAAGAATAAGATATATGCTAGAAAATGTGAGGTAAAACATGTTAATTCTGACGAATGTCGTAAGTTTTTGAATGATAATCATATTCAAGGTTTCTCTAAGTCCAATATTAAGTTGGGGTTATATTATAATGATGAATTGGTGTCGCTTATGACTTTTGGTCATGGTAGGGTTATTATGGGCGGAAAAAGTGATGAGTGGGAACTTGTCAGATTCTGCAATAAATTAGATACCAATGTAATAGGTGGTGCCAGTAGGTTATTAAAAGCCTTTGTCAAAGAGAATAGTCCTAAGAATATAATAAGCTATGCGGATAGGAGATGGAGTCAAGGGGAGCTGTATACTACGTTAGGATTTGATTTCATACATAATAGCAAACCTAATTATTGGTACATTATTAACGATATAAGAGAATATCGTTTTAAATATAGAAAGAGCGAATTAGTTAAGAGTGGGTTCGATTCTGGACTGAGTGAGCATCAAATAATGTTATCTAACAAAAGATATAGAATATACGATTGCGGTAACATGAAGTTTAGCCTTTCTATTTACAAACAGTAGTTATCAGTGTATTTTTCTATAAAAAACTAACTTAGCGTTATTTATAGATAAACAGTTGATAATGAATAGTAACCAATTTTTAACCAAGGAGCAGATATATGAGAACTTCGATGTCCCATATATTAGAAAGCTAATAGCCTATACTGAGACCAAACACCCTATTAAGGTAAAGAATATTGAAACTAAAGCCTTATTCGAAGAATTAGGTGGTGAACAACCTGCACCTCAGCGTATAGATGAGGTATCT